TCATATCTTTGAAACTGAGAATGTACCGGAAGTGGAAGAAGAGTTCAGCGTCAGATGTCGCGGTACCCACAAGTGGTGTGTTATGCAGAAGGACAATGCGGAGCCAATACTGAAGGGTATACCGACGAAGATCGAGGCTGAGAAAGCTAAGATGGATTACATGGCTGCACTAGCAAGGTAACACTATGGCAACGACTCAACTGTCACTGTATAACGAAGCACTGTTGCTCGTTGGTGAGCGAGAGCTGACCACTGTAACAGATGACATTGAGGTTCGTTACCGATTAGATACCGCATATGAGAATGGGCCTGATTTCTGTTTTGAGCTGATCAAGCCCGTATTCTCCCGTAAAACATCCAAGCTCACCACCTTCATAACCAGCCCCGTCCACGGATACGATAACGTATTCACGCTGCCGACGGACTTTATCGATATCGTTGAAGTCTACAGTGACGAGAAGCTGGATCAGCCAATCAATCGGTTCATAATCGAGGGCGGCACTCTCGCATGCAACTACGACACGATCTTCCTCCGATACATCTCCAACGGATACGCACTGACACTCTGGGACAAGTCCTTCGAGCGCGCAGTGGTAGCGTACCTCGCACGTGAGATCGTTGCGCGAGTAGCGCCGGACGAGACCGAACGAGTGGAGGCGATGTTCAACACACGTGTTGAGCAGGCGATAGCTCTCCGCCAAAGCAAGGAACCAACCAAACGATCAAGTGATGAGGGCGCCACTCTCACCACACCGATGCGTAAGATATACAACCAAGCGCTGCAGATCTTAGGTCTGGACGAGATCAACGACAACAACGACGACTCTGACCGTAAGGTTAAGCTGGATGTCGCGCTGTCAGCTGATCTGGTGGAGTATCTCCTTGAGGAGACAGGCTGGCATTGGGCCATCACAACTCTCAAACTGCAGTCTAACCCATCGCTAGAACCTGATTGGGGTTTCGGTGACGTGTACGATAAGCCTGACGATATGCACAGGCTCGATGGGGTGTTCCAGGACGAGTTCCTGCAGGTACCATTGAAGCGCTACAAAGATGAAGGTGAGTACATCTTCACCGAAGTGACCGAGATCTACCTCCAGTTCGTAAGCAGCTCTTACGTTAGCGATCCAGTGTTCTGGCCTCCACACTTCCGTCGGCTGGTGGGTGCAGCGATGGCTAAGGATGCCGCGATGTCGCTGGGGGTTGACCCTGAACGCGCAGAAGTAAGGTACGAGAAGTATCTGAGTGACGCGAAGAACATCGACATTATTCAGTCACCTCCGCGCAGGTTAGCTGCCGGCGAGTGGACCAGCTCACGCTTCGCAGGTAATTACTATCGCGGGAGACCGTGATGTCTAAGCTATCTGTCGTTTATAACAAATTTAATCGCGGTGAGATTGGCGACAATTCCATCACTCGCGATGACGTTAAGAAGGTCGCAAACTCCGCGACATTGATGCGCAACTTCTCTCCCGAACGTCTAGGTCCGATGTCTTATCGCCCAGGCATGGAATACCATGTCGATGTCGACATCGAGACACGATTAGTCCCATTCGTGAAAAAGATCGATGACAAGGCTCTCCTCGCGTTCAGTGACGATGACTTGCGTGTGATTGTTGACGACGCAGTGGTTACGCGAACTGCTGTCACGAGTTCGATTACCAACGGTACGTTCCCTACAAATCTCTCCGGTTGGACTGATAACAGCGGCGCAGGCTCGACGGTTGCTCAATTCTCGTCCGGCGGCAGAACATTCGCTAAATTTACAGGATCAGGTTCCACCGATGCTTCACTCTACCAGACTGTTACAATCGCTGGCGGCAATATTGGCGCTGAGCATGGTCTCAGAATCATTGTGGAGACTGGACCTCTACGCCTACGCTTGGGTACAACCGGCGCAGATTCTTCTGACATAACGGACTCCACTCTCCTGCCAGGGGAGCATTCTCTGGTCTTCACTCCTGCCAGTGACGTGACCATATCGTTCTCAACATCCACCAAATATTCTGGCTGGTTAGAATCGGTAGCGTTCGAGGCGGCAGGCGAGATGGTCGTGCCGACAGGAATCGCTACTGCGAACCTCGATGATATACGTCAACACCAATCCGCCGACGTTGTGTTCCTCGCTGTCGATGGCATCAAACAGAAACGTGTGGAACGACGTGGCGTTAAATCATGGAGTGTAGCCGGTTACCGAGCAGATGATGGCCCTTTCAATGCGATAAACAACGCCAGCACCACTTTAGCCCCGGCAGGATTGTCCGGTGACACGACAGTGACTGCATCTTCCGCGTTCTTCGAGACGACAGATGTTGGTAGGCTGGTTAAGATTTCATCTGCTGGGCAGACGGTAGAAGCCAGTGTTAGTGCAGAAGATAACGGCACAGGCTCCATTCGCGTAACAGGTGTCGGGTCTTCACGAGTGTTCAGTGTGGTGAGATCTGGTACCTTCTCGGCCACGGCCACCCTACAGCGATCAGCTGACGACACTATCTGGGAAGATGTCACAACGTACTCGAGTGTGGGTACCACAAGCTTCGATGACAATTTGGATAATGCCAACCTGTTTTATCGGCTCCATGTAAAGACTGGTGATTATACTTCAGGAACGATGGAACTGAGCCTCGTTTACGCGGCAGGATCGATTGATGGTATTGCCAGGATCATATTGCCCAACCCCACATCAACTGTTGCTAACGTACAAGTCCTGAAAGATTTCGGTTCCACTTCAGCTACGCGTGATTGGTACATGGGATCGTGGACTGATGGATCTTATCCGACATCGACTACGATTTACGAAGGTAGATTGTTTTTCGCAGGTAGCAATAATATCTGGGGCTCAGTGTCAGACGCCTACACTTCATTCGACAGTGAAGTAGAAGGCGATAGCGCACCGATCAAGCGTACCATAGGCATCGGTCCTGTTGATAAGATCAACTGGTTGTGCCCGACATCACGATTGCTGATTGGTATGCCTACCGAGGATTTAACACTCCGTTCCAGTTCTTTCGGTGAGGTGTTAACGAATACCAATGCCAACATTAAGGACAACAGTGGACAAGGTTCAGCTCCCACGGAGTTCGCGAAAGCAGGACAATCGATCTACTTCGTGCATCACACGACCACAAAATTGATCAGGCTATTCTACGATTCCAACTCGGATTCTCACGCCGATGAGGATCTGATGACGATGCACCCTGAGATTGCATCGGTCGGTATTAGAAGGATCGCCGTAGTCCGACAGCCTGAGACCCGAGTATTTATACTGCTGACCGACGGGAGCGTGGCAGTGCTCCTACATGACAAGGCAGAAGAAGTCGGCGCGTGGTCCAGGATGACGACGGATGGCACGATCACCGATGTGGTATCGCTCCCAGGATTGACCGAAGACGAGATTTACTTTGTAGTTACTCGCGGCGGCGTAGGCCGACTCGAGAAGCTGGCTAAGTTTTCTGAAACGAAACCACATGACAGTTTCCAGAACTACTCTTCTCCTGGTACGACGATCACAGGTCTGTCACACCTTGAGGGCGAGACTGTCGGTGTGTGGGGTGATGGAGCAGATATCGGTGATTTCATTGTATCCGGTGGCTCGATAACGGTACCAGCGAATTACGTGGATGTGACCGTAGGACTCCGATACACGGCAGATTACACCAGCAACAAGTTGAGCGGTTACGTGCCTTACAGTATGACCACTCGACGAGCACGCGTGGTCGACATCGCTCTGGTGGCGTCGAATCTGTATGGCGCGGGATTGAGCGTTGGGCCTGATTCTGCTAACCTGCGAATAATTGAGGGCGCGAGTGGTACAAATTATGATCAAGATTCGTTCCCGTTCGACGGTAATTACCAGACAGATTCGAGGGTGCATGTTCAAGCGACCGCACCTTGTACGATAAAGGCATTGGTATATGGCATCCGAGAGTCCGAAAGTAAGGCCACTGAATAAGGCTGATCTGCTTGAGTTCTATGACACACTGCCGAGAGCGTCGGTCAGAGGCATAGCGGCAGAACTTAACGGTGAGACTATCGCAGTTGCCGGGGTGATGATGGCATCACCCCCATTAGCCTTCAGTTACATTAGAGATGAACTTCGTGAATATCCAAAAACAATCCTCAGAATGGGAAGAAGTTTCGTAAATATCATGGATTACTACGATAGCGTTATTTATGCAGAAGCAGATCCCGATGAAGAGAACGCTGCCGCATTCCTTAAATGGGTGGGGTTCGAGCACGTAGAAGGGGAGGTGTTTGCATGGGCAAGGCAGTAGAAGCAGGTTTCGGGTTCTTCGAAGGTCGAGCTATAAAAAAGAGTAAAGATGCCGAAGCAGATCAGCTCCGTCGCGCAGCCAACCTTCGCATTGCGCAGGGAACCCAAGACGCATATGAGCAGCGTAAGATCGGTGAGAGAGTTCAGTCGGATGCCGTAGCCGCGATGGCGGCCGGCGGCGGTATGACCGATATCGAGCAGCTGGCCGATATCAAATCGACAACTGATTACAATGTGCTCTCCACCCTATTCGCCTCCAAGAACGAAGCACAGCAGCAGCGATATGCAGCTCGAATCAGAAACCATGAAGGCCGGATGGCCAAGCGCATGGCAACAGCTAAGGCCATCACCACAGTTGTTACGGAAGCCGGAAAGGCAATAGCAGGCGCAGGCGCAGGCGC